GTCGAACACGTTCGCTTTGAGCGAGGATTTCTTCGACGACAGCAACAACGACGTGAAAACGGAAGCATACGATATCTTCGCGCGGAAAATGGAGAGCTCAGTTTGGGCCAACCTGCAAATGGGAAACTCATCAGTCAAGAAACGCTCCTGTTACAGCCAGCCGGTCAATTCAGTAGGCTTCATGGGGGACAAGGGTGTTTTCATGACAGCGTCGGGAAAAACGCTCGAAGGCTCAGGAATTGAGCGTCTGTACTACACAGCGACGACGCATCCAGGGTTTTCGGGAGCTCCAATTTTCGCAGGGGATTCCGTGGTGGCAATGCACACGGGATCTCAGGGTGACAAGAACACGGGCCTCAGGATAGAAATAATCCAATTCCTCCTAAGGGAGAAAAATGAGAGCTCGGCTGACTGGAACCGAGACCGTGTGAAATTTGATTTCAAGTTCAAAGGGCGGAGTTCAAAAGCGAAACAGCTGGCGGATTCCGAAATCTGGGGCTTGGAGGATGACGATGGCTACGTCGAGCTCGACCTATCATACGATGACATCAAGGACATCATGAGAGAGAAGGACAACCCAGCTTACGCCACGATGATTGATGCGTTGACCGATCCGGACACGTCGCCCCTAACATCGAGGAAACTGCACTATGCGCAGTATTACCTCAATGAGGCGAACCTGATCGAGAAAATCGTGGATGCTTTGAAGAAGGAGCAGGGACCTGAGGAGGAACGCAAAGAGAGCGCGCCCGTTGTGACCGGAGTCAACCCCCGCGCAGAAACCTCGGCAGAGACGCGCAGTGATTACCTGGACCGAGGGATGCTAATCAGAGGCAAGAAAGAATCAGTTCACGCGCGCAGCAAGCCAGAGCGCAACCCGGAAGTCACGGAACTGATCGAAAAACACGGGGCGGGGAAACTCGGCTACGACCCACTGGCATTCGACATGCCTGACATGGACCGGACCACGGAGCAAATCAGTCTTGAAAACCATCTCGAACTTTACGAGAACATCCGGAAAGCGGCGTAGAGGAGACCAGGCTTTGAACAGAGAAAAAGAGCCATGATGCTAGCCGCGGACATGATGAGCGCAAATCGCTACATGCCGGATGCCAACTACAAGACCCGCGATTATATCACGTCGATCATTGACTCCACAGCTTTTCAAGCCAAGAAAAGTCCCGGACAGCCGCATCAGGCGTGTGGCCATGCTACCAACGGGGACCTCCTCAAATCGCTCACGAAGGACGGACTGGTCGACCTTGTGCTCCGCGAGTGGGACACCAAAGAGATTCAGCTCAAGGTTATGTTGAAAGCGGAGCCAACCAAAAGGAGCAAATTGGATGCTCATATGCCGCGCGTGGTCACTGGGTGTCCAGCAGAGAAAATGCT